GCGCCGGTATCGAATTGGCGTCCGGTGGCTTGAACGCCAACCAGCAGTGGTTTGAAACCAGCCTGTTTGACGCTGACACCTGGGTGGTGATGGTCAAGTCGGTTGATGCGACCAACTGGCGCTCTGACCTTCCTGCCTTTGTGCTGGTCAACATTGGCGCTCCGCCAGTCAGCAACGCAGTCGCAACGATTAACGCCAGGACTCAAGGCGATGGTGGCTGGGTCGGCAACTACATCAACTGCGAGGTCGATGGTGACGGTGATCTGGTTCAGACCGATGCAGGCCGAGACAGCATCTTCACTTGGAACTTCGACAACAACGAGGCTGAAAGCAACCTGCTGCTGAGCACTACGGCGACGGCAACGTACCAGCACAAACTGGTTGCGCTGACTGGCGAAGACACCGTGCTGGTGCAGGAGCCTGATGGCACCAACGACGATGACAAGCTGTTGCAGGAAGACACGCCTGTAGTGATCACTGTTGCTAGCAGCAGCTTCCAGTTGCAGCGAGGTGGTTCGACGATTCCTCACCTGCTTGAGGTCAATGACACGCTTGAGTTCGTCGAAGTTGCGGGCAGCCTGCCCACCGGGATCTCTACTGGGACGACCTATCACGTCGTTTCGACTGACCTGACTACTACGGTCTTCCGTGTTGCGGCTACCCAAGGCGGCACGGCGATCACGCTTAGCGGCACTGCCACTGGAACGTATGCCGTCAGGGGCGCAGCATTTGGCATCTTGGCTGAACAGCGTTTCTACAGCGACACCGAGCTAGCAGAGGGCGGCATTGTTCACCCTTACGCCCCATACGAAAGGTTGCTGGGTGATGTCTACCGGGTGGAGACCACCTTCAAGTCACCTGATGGCATTACTGCTGGCGAGATCACCGCGCTGACTGCCCAGCTCGATTACCCCGACGTGATCGAGAAACGGAATGACGTTGCGATTAGCAGCGCTGGAACTGAGGTCAGCCTGAACAAGACATTCCGCAGTGTTGAAAGCGTGCAAATTACTGCCCTTCAGACTGGCGGTTCAACTGCGGTGACTGCTGTGGTCACAGCTAAATCCACCACCTCGGTTACGATAAGTTGTCTCGATGCCAGCGGATCTGGTGTAACCGGTCTGGTTGACATCACAGTGATTGGCTACTGATGGCTGACCGTCGCATATCTCAGCTAACAGCATCAGAGGCTCTGGTCGAAAATGACCTGCTGGTCTTTGTTGACGTTAGTGATACCGAGACCAAGCGGATCACAGCAGAAAACCTGGGCTTGGAGATGGTCCAGTTTGGGACCACGCGAGGTTCAGACGTTCCAACATCACCAGCCAACGGTCAGCTGTGGGTGGATACGTCCAACAACCCGCCTGAACTGAAGATCTATAACGGCGCCAGTTTTTCGCTGGTTAGCTTCCTACCTAGCTCGGCGGTCATCACTAACCCCAGCGGCACCGAACCAGCCAGCCCTGTCCTGGGTCAGTTGTGGCTTGATACCAGCGAAACGCCTGATGAGCTGAAGGTGTACGACGGGGCAAACTTTGTCCGCGTTGATCCGCTCGGTATTACGCAGGCAGCTGGTGACGCTCGCTATCTGCAGATCACGGCAGCGTCTACTACTTACCTGCCTTTGGCTGGTGGCACGCTGACTGGAACGCTGACCTTGGATGCCGCACCAACAGCGGATCTTGAAGCGGCGACCAAGAAATACGTTGATGACGAGGTTGCAGGCATCCCAGCCGCAACGGATCTGACGCCTGCTGGCACGGTGATTTACACCGCCCGGTCTACTGCCCCAACGGGTTACCTGAAGGCAAACGGCGATGCAGTTAGCCGGACAACCTATGCCACGTTGTTCAGTGCCATCGGGACGACTTATGGCGGCGGTGATGGATCTACCACGTTCAATTTGCCTGACCTGCGTGGTGAATTTGTCCGTGGTTTAGACGATGGTCGCGGCGTTGATACCAGCCGCACGCTTGGATCGTCTCAGGGTGATGCAACTGCGCTGCCCAACACTGCCTTCACCACTAGCAATCCTGGCAATCACCAGCACACGGTCAACGATGTGCAGGGACCCAACGATAATTCGGCAGCAGGCGGCGGTCCTGTTCCGGCTGGCGGCTCCGCTAGCACTAGAACCACAAGTGCTGCGGGCAGCCACACCCACACGATTGGCGGTGGTGACGCTGAGACTCGTCCGCGAAACATTGCACTGCTGGCTTGTATCAAGACCTAAGCCACGCCTAAGATTTCCGTACTGGAGCATCGTCAATGGCCAACATCAAGATCACGGATCTGGACGCCTATGCAGATCCCAAAAGCACTGATGTCCTGCCTGCCGTTGACGTAACCAACGACGAGACAAAGAAGGTCAGCATTGCTGACTTGATGGAGAACGCTGGCTCTGGTACGGAAGGCAGCCCTGGTATCCGGTTTGACGGTGATAGTGGCACTGGGATGTGGCGCCCAGGGAATAACACCCTGGCATTTTCAACTGGCGGAGTTAAGCGCCTTGAGATTGCTTCTGATGGCGAAGTAACGATCCCTGGCGACCTGACGGTTCAGGGCACGACCACGACGATTGACACCGAGACACTTGTTGTCCAAGACAAGAACATTGAGTTAGGTGTTGTTGACACTCCAACCGACACGACGGCTGACGGTGGCGGCATCACGCTGAAAGGCGCTACTGACAAGACGCTGAACTGGGTCGACAGCAGCGATAGCTGGACCAGCAGCGAAAACGTTGATCTTGCCAGCGGTAAGACTTACAAAATTGCTGGCACTGATGTTCTAAGTGCCACTGCGCTGGGTTCTGCTGTTCAGATCAGCAGCGACAACATCCCAAGCGGCACCATTGTCAACGATGACGTAAATGCCAGTGCTGCGATTGCTGGTACGAAAATCAGTGCAGACTTTGGCGCTCAAAATCTAACTGTTGACACCAACGTTCTGTTTGTTGATGCGACCAATGACCGCGTAGGTGTGGGGACTAGTTCGCCTAACAGTCCTTTTGAAATAGGCGTAGGAGGAATAAATTTTGATGGCGCTATCGCCGCTCTTCCGTCTTCTGGTGCGGATGCTGCTGCTTTTATTGCTCGCACTGCATCGACAGGTTCAGCGCCGTTTGATCAAGCCGGTTCGATTGTTTATCGCCCTCGTGTCAGCTCTACGGCTGGACGCAGTTCGCACATTTTCTACACCGGTAGCCCATCTGAGATCCGGATGGTTATTAACGAGACAGGCAACGTAGGGATTGGCACTACGAGTCCCGCAAACGTCTTACATATTGCAGCAGCAGGTAATTGTTCAGCAACTATTCAGGCGGGAACTGATTCTTCGTCTTCTAACTTGACGTTTGGCGATCCATCTTCAAATACTGCCGGTCAAATCTCTTATTTGCATTCATTAGATGCAATGACTTTCCGCACTGGTGGAAGCGGCGAAGACATGCGCATCGACAGCGACGGCAGGTTGTTGGTTGGGACGCCTAGTGCAATTGCAGACAATACTCAAGCCCGGTTACAAATAAGCCATGCGTCTGGTCCGCTTGTTGTACTGGGAAGAAACGATACTACTGTTACAAACGGTAATCTAATTGGAGACGTTAAGTGGTTTTCCAATGCAGGTAGCGTCAACGAAGAGGTTGCCCGTATTCGCGTAGAAGCTGATGCAGACCAAGGATCAGGTGACAAACCGGGACGCCTAGTGTTCTCCACCACCGCTGACGGCGGATCATCGCCAACCGAGCGGATGCGTATCAGCGCAAACGGTGACCTCACTGTCGATACCGATACCTTCTTTGTTGATGCTGTTAATAACCGCGTAGGTGTGGGGACTACTTCGCCTGGCGCAACATTAGAAATCGCAGGCTCAGCCAGATTTTTTGGAGGCAGCGGCACAGACGGCATAGTCGCTATTGGATCTACAGGGGCTTCCAATGATGCTGTCATTATTAAATACGACAACGCCAACGACAGGCTGCAATTTTACAATTGGGGCGCTTCTGCTTCTAATCAAAACACTTTTGTGATTGATAATGCCAACAGCCGAGTAGGGATTGGCACTACGAGTCCCAGTAACACTTTGCATGTGTCTGCAGCCGGTACAATTGCAAGGTTGGAAAGTAGCACTGCAACGGCAGCGCTTCGGTTTGAAAACTCATCGGCAAACGATGGTTACATTAAGTATGAAACACAGGCTCTAACTTTTTACTCGGCTAATGACGAACGCGCCCGCATCGACAGCGACGGCAGGTTGTTAGTTGGCGCGGCTAGTGCGTCTACTTTGAGAACAAATATTGTCCCCAAAATCCAAACAGAGGCTACTTCGGCTACTGAAAACGGAATTTCTCTATTTACTAATGTCAATTCTGCATCTGGTCCCTTCCTAATGCTTGGTAAATCAAGAGGAACCACTGCAGGTAGCAATACTCTTGTTGCTGATGGTGATGGACTTGGAAACATCGGGTTTATTGGCGCAGATGGAAGTGACCGCAATTCACAAGCCGCTTCAATTTCTGCCCGCGTAGACGGGACCCCTGGCTCTAACGACATGCCGGGACGCCTGGTCTTCTCCACCACCGCCGACGGCGACTCATCGCCAACCGAGCGGATGAGGATTGACAGCAATGGTGTTGTCAAGTTCCAAAACGGCACCGTTGCTAATCCGTCAATCAGCTTCCTAAATGATCCTGATAATGGAATTTATCGTGCGACTACAAATACCCTTGGTTTTATAACTGCTGGATCTGAACGAGTCCGCATCGACAGCTCCGGCAGGCTGCTGGTGGGGACTCAGACT